CCTACATAATAAGTAAAGTAAGGGTCATTCTTGCCTTTGCGCTTTCTTTTAAATGCAAGAATAGACTTAACTAAATCTCCTGTCTTATTATGTCCTGCGCTTATGTAGTTTTGTTTAATTTGATTAACTAATGGTTGAGAATTATTTTGAACTATTTTATCTATTGCCGAATAAGGCATTAGCTTTTCAGCGTCTAACATAGCTAATACTTCGCTTAACCCAGATAATTTATAGTTAATCATTGTCTTTGCTTACTGCTTGTATAGTAAAGTAATCTTGATATTCATCCTCTCCAATAGATGTGATATTAAACCACATATCTTTATACTTAATGCGCATAGTTTCGTTTATCGGAGTGCCTTGAGGTCTAATTTTAAATTCTGCAAATCTTCTCGCAGTCTTTTCTTTAGTTTCAAAACCCTCCGACCCGTTAAGCGACTTGTACGAAGCCCACCGAGTATAAAGCAAGCTAAATGAGCGCACTACTTCACCTATACTATTCTTTGTTTCAGAATAAGCATAAATCTCAATGCGCTCTCTTAACTTACCTATTGCTACACCCATTTACTAAGCTTCAGTTTGTGCGCCTGTGCATTGAATTGTGCAAGAAAAAGTTTCTACATCTCCCTCTGGTGCAGTTCTGCTAAGACTTGAAATGTAAGCTTGATAAGAATATGTCTTACCGCTTGCAGCGCCAAATAATGCAGTAACTTTAGTACCTGCTTTAACGGCATCGTTTAACAAGTCAAAACCCGCAGTTGATGTAATAGCTTCATCAAACAAGCCCTCAAAGCTTAATGTAGCGCTTCTGTTTCCTGGAAGAAACTCTCTATCTCCACCGCTATTCTTTGAGGTTGTGTCTATCATATCGGCTGATAATTCAAAGCCTGTAGACTTTCCAAATGCAATTGTAACGGTATTAATCTTAATAACCGTTGCTGTTCCTAATTGTGGCATATATTTATTTTTTTAATTATCAAATTGGCAAATGATACCACTTGCAGTAGTACCTGTTGAAAATACTTTTTTTACTTTTAGCGGGAAGAAACCTACAGGCACGTTAGTAAAGATTATTGCACCGCCTACTCCTGTTGTGGATGCATTATTTGTGTCATCATGAGTAAATGGCAATACTACTAAATCGCCACTCGTGCCGATATACAATGAACCAAAAGTTCTGTTGCCTTCTATATCGGTTATGTAATTAGTGTTACTTGGCGTTACTTGAACTGCCGCGTCTGGAATTGTCTTTATCATAATTTTTTATATTAGTTGCGAAAGAAGGAATCGAACCCCCGACCTTCAGATAATGAATCTGATGAGCTGCCTCTGCTCTATTTCGCAATTTATGTGTAAGGGTAAAACAATACCCTAAATGGTGCTATCAAAGATTCATAGGCCATTGGAACTGTGCGCATATCTCCAGGAGTTACCGCTTCTCTATGCTCATACCAATGTCCTACAAGTAATTTAATAGCGTGTTTTAAAGCCTCAGGGACACTTGCCGCTACTCCATAACCACATACGAACTGAATCTCTAAAGCGTTCATCATATCGTACATAGTAGGCAAAGAATCTAATTTAATTCTTGCAGGTTCATTTAGCCTATCAACTTGGTAGCTACCTGTGCTTAATGTTTGTTGAATTTCACTAAGGTCAAAGTACTTTATGTGAGTTACAGATTGTACAGGACACTTACTCAAACCCATAAATATCTTAACTTCGTCTTTGTCTAAGCTTAGCTTCCAAGTTTGAGTAATTAATCCCCTCCAAGTATCAGATTCAACTTGTTGCCTTGCTGCTATGATTAAAGCAGTAATTAAAGTATCTTCTACACTTGAATCTACGCGAAGAAACTCTTTAGCTTCGCTTAAGCTAATCGGTTCTGACGTTGGACTTGTTACTAAGCTATAATTCATTTAACTTTCTTTGGTTTTTCTGGAGTTTCTTTAACCTCTTTTGATACAGCAGTTTGCTTAACTTCTTCATCGATGCAAATAGCGTAACCTGATTCTATTAATTGCTCGGCTTGACCTTCGTTTAAGTCTGCTTCCATACCTTCGCTATAAGCTAAACCAAAAGCGCCAATAGGACTTATAATAAACTTTACTTTCATATTTTTTTAAATTAGGGGAGAGCCTAAACCCTCCCCATGATTAACAATTAACAACTTATGAAACAAACTATCTTAAGTAGTAGTCATATCAACTATATCGCCTAAAGCATTAGGTTGTAATACGGTTGAATCTAAGAACGAGTTCATAGTTAATGAAATCTGTCCTGTTCTTGCCTTAGTGTAAGGGTCAACGATTAACTCAACGCCACCGAATTGACCTGTTACAACTTGACTGAAATCTCCAAACACGATAGCAGATAAACCGCCTGTAGTAGTTGACTTAGCAAGGTTGCTTGGTACGTTAGCAGTAACGCTTACTCCGTATCCGTCAATTACTCCCATTTGTGATTGGAATAATCCGTTATAACCCATAACGAATGCGCCTGAACCTGAATCTAATTCAGTCTGTTTCAACTTAGCAACCACTTTAGGGTTAGTTAAGAATCTGCGGTTTACGTTACGGCCATCTGAACTTAATACAGTTTGGATTAACTCAAGTAACTTAGCATAAGTAGGAGCGGCACCTGTAGCACCTAAAGCAATAGTTTGAGTTACGCTAGTCAACAATCCTGTTGGCTCTGTTGAACCTGCGCCATTGATTACTGCTTTTTCAAATTCTACCGCCATAGATTGAATCATATTGTTTAATATGAATCTATCAATTGAATCGTTAGTTTGAATCATTAATCTGCGTGAAATATCACAAGCAGCGTATAGCAATTTGGGTCTTAACTCACGAGCGGCAGTAGTTGCATCAGTTGGAGTTTGAGTTCCAATTTCAGATGAAGCCCAAGCGCTAGTAACTGAACCTGTAAAACCAATCATATCGGTATTAGCAGCTAATCCTGTTAAAGATTGAACGCCTAACTCGTTTAGAACGGTTGCAGCAAATAAAGCTTCAAAGAATCCAACCTTTTCAGTCGGGATAAAGTTACCTCCTGCGGTTGCGGTTGAAGTAACCATTGCACGCTTTTCTGATTTAGAATAAATAGCGTTGATTACATCGTTTGAAAGATAAACACCTCCACCTGTTGAACCAATAGAACGAGCTTCTGCGGCACTTTCTTCTACTAATTCTTTTTCTAAACCTGATAGACGCTTTTCGCCAGCTTCTAAAACTAACTTAGTCAAAGATACTTTTCCCATTTCTCTTTTTTCGTTCGCTTTAGGGTCGAATCCGCTACCATTAGCACCTGCCTTACGAGCTTCTGCCGCTGCTTGGTCTGCTTCGTTTTTCTCAACCATTAACTGAGCTTCTACGGCTTTGTTAAGGTTATCTCTTTGCTCGAATAATCCGATTAACTCTGAGTTATCGGCATCGTTACGAGCTTCTTTTTTTGAAAGTTCTGCAATCTTTCCTTCAACTGCTGACCTCTCTTCTTTTAAGTGTTTACTTGATTTTATCATGATTTTTTAATTGATTTAATTTTAATATCTAAAATGCTTAATCCGCGTTGCTCATTTGTTTGCTTTGCTTGGCGTGATTTAAGCTCTACGGTTGTCTGTGAATAAGCAGGGTTCAAGACAGGTGCAACATCGTGAAGAGTGTTTATCTTAGTTATAACTCTCAATTCATATTGATAGCCATCTTCCTCTTTATAGTTTTCAGTCCAAGTCGAAGTTGAACCGCTAAACTCAAATGATGAACCTCTAACAATTCCTAACTTTATGTTTTCAGCACACTTCTCGCCATCTTCATTCATTGCTCTGAATGAGTATTTAAGGCCTCTTTCATCTACCATTAACATAAGATTATTGACGCTTCCTGTACGCGCTAATGGATAGTTAGGGTCATGGTTAAACTTAGCCACTACGTCTGACATATCGCATCCGTTAAGAGCGTTTCTTTCTATCTTTTCATACCAGCCATACCCACGGCCACCGATGAATGTTTCATAGTCAAACAAAAGCGCATAGCCTTCAATCATTGGATAGGTTTGTTCTCCCTCCATTTCTTCTCGTAACTCTACGTTACCTTGTATGCTTCTTATCTCCTTTTCCATTACTTAATATTATTATTTGAGTTGCCACTTCCAGAGCCGTCAACGCTTGCCAAATCTACTTGTTCTGGTTGAACTTGCTTACCTTGCCAAAACTCCTTTACTTGGTCGCTTGGTAGCATATTAGCAGGTAAATAAGTTACGTCTAATTCAATCTGGTCTATTGTATTGTGTCCAAACATTGTCCTAGCTTCGTTAGGTTTCAAAGCACCTTCCATAAACATAGTTTTTGCTCTACGTTCCTGGGCTTGAGAATCCCCTTTTAATAGCATAAAAGTATCAAACTTCGGCACTAAAAAAAACTTCTCATTCTCCTTCAAAAGTTTAGCTCTTATCTCTTGTTCTAATCTAATAATCCAAGGCATTAGGCAGTCATTAACATAAGCTATTTCTTGAGCTTCACTTGTTGCGCTTGTATCTTTTTGTAACTTAAATAAAGGCATTCTAAACCAACGCGCTATATCTGCCACGTTAAAATCTTGTGATTCTATAAATTGTGCTTCGTTATTAGTTACCGCTATGCGCTCAACTTCAACTCCTGTACCTGTTGCCGCTACTGCATCCGCTTCAAACGAACGCATAAAAGATTCTTTAGCTTGCTTTAGTTTGGTTTCATCCTTTATACCAGCGTACTTTAACAATAAGTTAAAACCACCTTTAGAAAAGAATTTAGCGCCAAATTGTTGAGTAGCTATTGCCTTACCTATTGATTCACTTGCGTAACCTACCACACTCTTACCTATGTAGCCATCTCCCATACCTCTGATATGAAGTATCTCGTTGCCTGTAAACGTGCCGTTAATCTCTGCCGTTGTATCTAATACAACATAGTACATTTTACGATTCTTTAAAACAGGAGTAACGCATTCATCCCTTAACCAATATAAATTTATAGGAGTTGCATCCGCATCACGCTCAATAAATGCGTAACCATTGCCACGAATTAAAGCGCTCTTTAATAAAGTTTGAGTAAATACTATTGGAGTTGTAAACTCGTTTGGTCTAATAGAGAAA